TGGACCGTTTCTGCTCGAACGGTACGATGGCAGAGAAAGTTGACTTCGTTGACAATCTTTGTAAGGAGTCCATCCAGAAGGAAATCAATCGTCTATTCCGGGTTATAACAGAGCAGTACTTAAATGGCGTCGGAACATACCTTCTTATGAACCGTGAAGTCATTGGTGATAAGGGTATCTGGACGGCTAAGAAGCGTTACCTTATCAACGTTCGTGACTCAGAAGGAATACGCTCCGATCCAGTTACAGGCGTCTCGTATTTTGAAGTGGCGAAGTTGAAATACATGGGTGTAGAAATCGCCAAGTCATCCGTGCCGAAGTTCTGTAGGGAAGCGATGAAGGAAGCCGTCGCTATTGTCATGGAGAAGGACCAGGAGACGTTGTTCAAGTTCGTGGCCGATACCAAGCTGAAATTCAAACAGCAGCCAATTGAACTTGTCAGTTTCCCTCGTGGTGTCAATGGTTTGGAAAAGTACGGCAACAAGAAGACTATCTACATTAAGGGTACGCCGTTCCATACCAGGGGAGTTTTGGTCTATAACCATCTGATCGACACGATGGGCCTGGAGAGTAAATACCCCAAAATCAAAGACGGCGAGAAGATGAAATTCTTCTACCTTCTGGAACCAAATCCGGTGGGCACGAACGCAATGGCCTTCCTTACGGCGATGCCACAGGAATTTGGAATGCACCAGTATATTGATTGGGAAACCCAATTCGACAAAAGTTTTATTGAACCTCTTCAATTGATTTTGTCGGCTATTGGATGGGATACTCAGCCGAGAGCATCGTTGTCGAAGTGGTTTGACTAAATACGATTGAATCATCAGGAGATTCAATCATGGGAAGAAGAAAAGACCCTCAAGAGTTGAGTATTTTTAGAAAACAGAAATTGAAGTTGCCGATGACGGAAGATGAGCGGCGCAGGTTTAGTGATTATCATGCTGCTAAAAATCGAAAGAAACGGAGTACCATACCATATCGTGCTCATACACTATTGAATTCCGCCCGACAATCTGCCAGAAAAAAGAATCTAAAGTTGACGATCACGCAAGAATGGATACAAGAAAAGTTGGAACGAGGTACATGTGAGATAAGCAAGATTCCATTTGTGTTAGAAAGCCGTAATACCGGAAAATGGGGAGCAGGAAGTCAACAACCATTTGCACCTTCCTTAGATCGAACAGACCCGGTTCAAGGATACACGAAAGAAAATGTGAAATTGGTTGTGTGGATTTACAACCGGGCCAAACAAGATTCAACGCACGCAGATGTGCTGCGTTTAGCACAAGCATTGACAAAATCCAGTTCCGTGGTCTAATGAGGTAGCAATGTACGAACAGTATTTTTCCACGTTTGAATATGTGGACAGTGAACCGTATTGCAAGGTCCGGTTGATTCATCCGCAGTATGGCGGCGTCGAAGCCATCATCGCCAAACAATTTCAGATCGTTGACAACAACGGCCAGCAAGAGATCAAGTTTGATTATCAAGTGACCGACATCCCGGAAGGCTTCGACCGGGCGCTTACCGAGACAGAAGATTTCATAGGCGTTCTGCGGAATGTCTTCATGGCGATTTTAGAGAAGGAACTACAGAAGGGGCCGGTGTTCGTGAAGGCCGACCAGGAGAAGGGAGAGTGAGTTACTACGAAGAAGGACAACATAAAGATTACTCAGAAAAAGATAACAATGAGAACGATCCCCTGAGTAAGCAAATTTCGGCAGAATTTTTGCTACAAATTGACCATAAGTGTCATCTTGATGTGCCGATTGATGAACAACCAAATCGTTTTGGTGATTGGGATTATCTTATTCAGTATGAAGACAAGACGTTGGCTGTCGAAGCGGAACGCAAAATCGGGTGGATTTCAACAGACGGAACGTTTTTAGTTGTGTCTAAAAACTGTCCAGAAGGCCGAATCTATAACACGGTAGATGTTTCCAAACGTAAGAAAAAGAGCAAAGCCGATCTGTTCATTATGTGTAACTGCACATATGATGCTATCTGTATGACAGCGATGAAGAATGTACTTGCCGCAGGAACAAAGCCAAAAGACACGAGGTTTGGAACACGACAAGAACCGTTCTTCAAAGTAGAAAAGAGCTTGTGCAAGTTCTACATTTTGCAAAATGGTGTTTGGCAACGAGCATAGCAAATGGATAGAGTTGAATCAATCATACTACGTGGTCTCATGTACGATGACGACTACATGCGCCGGGTTCTTCCGTTCATCCTCGAAGAATACTTTACGTTGAACGACCGAGTAGAGCGCACGATCTTCATCCGTATCAAGGAATTCATCGAAAAGTACAACACGCTGCCGACGAAGGAAGCCATCATCATTGATCTAACCGACACTCCCGGCATCGACCAAGATGATTTGGACAAGTACGTAAATTACCTCAACAGCCTGGAAGCAGAGAAGGACGACAAGCCAGACATCAATTGGCTGATCGAGCGCACGGAAGAATGGTGCCAGACGCAAGCCTTCTACATCGCAGCCACGGAAGTCGTTCTCATTCTGGACGGCAAAGACAAGAAGCGGAATAGGGGCATGATTCCGAAGATGTTTCAGGACGCCCTCGCTGTCTCGTTCGACCCGCATGTAGGCCACGACTTTCTTGAAGACGCCGAAGAGCGATTCGAGTTTTATCACAAAGCCGACAGCCGCATTCCATTCCATCTCGATTACTTCAATAAGATCACAAAGAACGGTGTCCCGAATAAGACACTGAACATTTGCCTTGCTGGAACTAACGTTGGCAAGTCGCTCTTCATGTGTGATATGTCAGCGAACTATCTCAAGATGGGCAAGAACGTTTTGTACATCACGCTTGAAATGGCGGAAGAGCGGATTGCTGAACGTATCGACGCTAATTTGATGAACCGGCCTGTGGACGATCTTACCTTCATGTCCAAAGAACTGTACTTGAAGCAGATCGAAAAGATCAACGACAAGACCAAAGGCAAGCTCATCATCAAAGAATACCCGACAGCATCCGCACACGTGGGCCACTTCCGGCACTTGCTGAATGAGCTTCAAATGAAGAAGCAGTTCAAACCAGATGCAATTTTCATCGACTACTTGAACATTTGCTCTTCATTCCGTGTGAAGGCCAGCACAGACATGTATCAGCTTGTGAAGAGCATTGCGGAAGAACTTCGTGGTCTGGCCGTCGAATTCTGTGTGCCGGTTTGGAGCGCTACACAAACAAATCGGGCGGGCTTTAACAACAGCGATCCGGACTTGACCAACACAAGCGAGTCATTTGGTCTGCCGATGACAGCGGATTTCATGTTCTCCATTATCAGCAACGAAGAGTTGGCTAACATGAATCAGTTTATGGTTAAGATCCTCAAGAACCGATACGGCGACATTCACATGCGGAACAAGGAAACCGGCAAGATCATGTCTAAGTTCATTATCGGTGTGGATCGCAGCAAACAGAAATTATTCAATGTGGAAGAATCGGCGCAGAAAGGACAAGATGACAACGGGCCGTTGACCACACCAAAGGCATCTCCGCTTTCTGACGACGATGATGCTGTTGATGTTTCTAGTTTGTTGGAAGACGATGCTCCAATGCCATCTTCCGGTCCATCGGGAATGATGGAAGCTGAAATAACCGAGCCTGTGTTCGACATCGACATTCCATCCGCAGACCGGCCATTCAACTCTGCCGACGAAGAAGCTGACCGCCGCCGTAGTAGTGCTAAGAATGAGACGATATCGTATAGGCCAAAACAGATTTCACAAAGCGCATACTCAGCAGGGCAGAAACCAAGGGCTAAATTACAGACATAAACCTATGTTCATTACTGACTACATCAAAGTCTATGAGAATGCAATGCCGGAAGATCTATGTACCGGACTCATAGCACAATTTGAAATGGTTCCGGGACTGGTGACTGAAGAGCTAGAGACCGCAGCTACCGACGATAAGTTGACGGTGCGAAGCAACCAGGAATTAAACCTCACGTTGCTAGAAGGTTTTGCTCAACAGATTCAACCTGTCCTGATGAAGATTACTGAGCTTGCTGTCGGCAAGTATCAGTCGGAGCTTCCGGTACGCACGTTCCCCAAGGAAATTGGCTGCGAAGTTTTTCGTGTGAAGAAGTATCGTGGTGGGCCGGAATCGAAAGACTACTTTGCCTACCATGTAGATGTCAACTCGCACTCCAGCGCACGCCGGTATTTGGCTCTGTGCTGGTATCTCAACGATGTGGAGACGGGCGGTGAGACGTTCTTCCCACACCCGAACGTTCGTATCAAGCCGAAGAAAGGCCGCTTGGCAATGTATCCTTCGCTGTGGGCGTGGCCGCACTCCGAAGAGCATCCGCAATCAGGCGACAAGTACGTACTGAGGACTTACCTGCATTACCTTTAGTAAGTCTTTTTTTTTCAATAAGTTACAGACAATGTTTGTAATTTGTATAGATAGTTTGTATGTATGGCATCATCTATCAGATTACAAATATTGTGAATGGAAAGAAGTACATTGGACAAACAGTCACCAACATTCAAAAGAGATGGCGCAGCCATTTGTGGGCAGCACATAATCGAAAAACTCCAAAACATTATGTGCTTTATCAAGCGATTCGGAAACACGGAAAACGAATGTTTTTGATTGAACAACTTGACCTCGCAGAAACGCTCGAAGAATTGAATCGAAAAGAAATGGAATGGATTGCCAAATTGGGAACATTCGGTAACGGATACAACATGACAGAAGGTGGTGGCGGGGTTGTTGGTCTTCGTGGTGAACGACATGGTATGTGGGGTAAAGGTCATTTAGTGGCTGGCGACCTTAATCCTATGTATGGAAAAACTGGAAATCAACATCCTATGTTTGGCAAGCAGCACTCCGAAGTAACACGAACTAAGATGCGTGCCAGCCACAACCACATTTGCGGTGACCACCATTGGAGCACTGGGAAACAGATTACTGAAGAGACTAGACAGAGAATGGCAGCAGCAAGCAAAGGCAGAAAACAATCCGCAGAGACAATAGCGAAACGGGTTCAGAAGATGACTGGCGATTTACATCCGAATGCCAAGTCATATAAAGTCACGTCGCCTGACGGATTGGAGTACATTGTGAAGTCATTGCGGCACTTCTGTGTGGCACACAATTTGAATGTACAAAGCATGGCAAATACAGTAAGTCGTGGCACCCCGATCACGTCAGGTCCGCATAAAGGATGGATGGCGCAGTTGATATGAACACAGAGGATATTGCACACAAATTGTGGAGTGAGGTTTTTGTTGATGGGTACGTGTTTCCAGATGGTGATTGCCTAGAAATTGCAAAACGATCCGGCACGTGGGAACAGACATTGGACGAAGCCAAGAAATATTTCAAAGAGATGCGGGCACAATTTAAGAATAGTCCGATTATGAACCGTTTAGTTGACATACACGAAGAGCTTCTGGCTTCGTATTTGGACCGAAATAGAAAAATTTAAGTATGAGCAACGAACAACCAATCCGTCCCCGCTGTAAAGGCACATGCGGGGACGCCGAATGTGAAGAGATGGAAAATCTATGGCGTTATTTGAATGGACAAGATCCACTCTCAAAGCCTCAAACATTTCCTCTTCGGTACGTCCCAATCGTCATCGTAGAGAGCCCGTACAAGGGCAACAACTACGAAGATCTCGACCGGAACCTCAAGTACCTGCGTGCGGCCCTACGAGACTGCCTGTTGCGTGGTGAAGCGCCATTCGCCAGCCATGCCATCTACACTCAAGTGTTGGATGATACTAACCCAGAAGAGAGAACAAATGGTATTCAAGCTGGATTCGCTTTCAGGAAAGTGAGTGACTACACTGTGGTCTATAATGACTTGGGGATCAGTCCTGGTATGCAGTTGGGAATCGACCATTCGCACAGCAAAAACATTCCAGTGAAATACCGCTCCCTTCCAGGATGGGGAAAGGATGAAGTCGCAACTAAATAGTTGTAGGCTCCACGATGAAGACTTACCTTCAATTCATATCCGAATCTGTCACCGGCTTATACACATTCCGAAGGCTGAATCCACAAAGCTCTGAATTCCTATACGAGTGGATGAAAGAGAATCGGGTGCCAAATCCAATCCCACCGAGTGAACTGCATTGCACTGTTATTGCGTCAATGGTGGAGATTCCTGGTTATTCTGTCGATCCTGCATTGGTGATGCTCAATCCGGCGACGTATCGAATCGCCATGATGAACCAAGCATTGGTGGTTCAGTTCAAGTCCGACCCCCTTGTAGAGCAATGGCAGAAAGCAATGAACCTTGGCGGGAAGAGTGAATTTCCTACGTTCATTCCGCACATCAGTCTGTCGTATCAAGTTCCTGAACATTACGACTACGATGAGTTGAAGCCGCCACCATCATTTCTTGTTCTCCAGGGCGAGGAAACGAAAGTGAAAGCCAATGGAAACACGTCGATCAACGAATACACAATAGGCGACATAACGCTTGGCGGCGGGCCGGTCTACGTGCCACAGACTAGTCTAAACATGACACGTGAACAGATGCCACAGATCACAGCGGCCAACACGATGGAGTTTATCGACTGGCTTGAAGGGCAGGGCATCACAGTGCAGTTCCTTTCTATGCCGGTCGCTTTGCTACGCTGCGCTCAAGGTAACGATCAGGTGGACCCGAAGAAGGTTTCTGCTTTGCAAAATTCTCAAACGATATCTACGAAGCCGTTCATCGTTTCAAAGGACAATTACGTCTTTGACGGACATCATCGTTGGCTGGCGCTGTTGAATCGTGACCCGCACTATTCAGTAGACACATATCGAGTGAACTTGCCGATCAAAGATCTGCTGGCAATGGCCGGAAAATTTGGCAAAGCGATGTACGTAGCTTAGGCGCTCTCTTTGTTAGCGGTATCGTACAACCAATGACTGAATGACTTGACAGAAGAATCGTGTTCTGCTTCGTCATTCGTATAAGATGAGTGATTGCGTTCTTTGTACACCCATAAAGTTTCTGTCATCACTTGGATTTCGCAAACCATGTCGGCCAACAAAATCTTGATGTGGTAAGCGCCGTGGTAGCCGGATGCAACATTATCCGGCTGATTCTTGAAATCAAATTCGACAACCTTCAAAGATCTTTTCAGAGCTTGGGCCGTCGCTTTGGCTTCCTCTTTGGTTTGAGTGAGAATCGCCGCCCGGAGAACATCATGAATTTTTTGTACCGGCTTACGCTTCGCTTTGCGGACGAATGAAGACTGGCTTTTGATATTCGTTAGGAGACGGCTGTCCGCTGGAACGTGGGGTTCCAGGAGCGATTTGAAGCGTGGTAGAAGCTCTTTGGCACGCTGGTGTGCTTTCTGATAGATCTTCTCGATAGACAGATCTTCTGCTGCTTCAGGCCACGGTTGAAGTGGAATTTGTGCGGTCATCGGTTGTATTTATTTCCTTTCGTACCAAGGCTCTACAAAGCTGCATAAACGTCTCATGAGAAACGTTCTGCTTTCCGGCGTGATACATCCATATCACCACTTTCACGTTTGACTTCAAAAATCCTTTGTGTGGCATCGTGCGGTCGAGTGTAGGCCCGAATGGATTCTGACTGCCAGCGCCGCCCCGTTTAGTGTTTAGAGATTTGAAGGCGAACGGAATCCCGGAGACTTCACAGATCCCGGCAACGAGCTTTTTCTCGATCCAGGGTACATCCAGATCGAATTGCTCGTTGTTCTTTTTGGCTGCTCGTTGTGCGGCCCAAAATAAAGTCTGTGCTCTATAGTGCGGCGACAGATGGCGTTTTTGTGCCACCTTTTTTCGGTATTGCTGAAGTTTATCAGGCATTTACATCCTATGTATGCACCACGGTGATGCAACCCGACTTTTCTTTGATTATAAATAACTTTCATGAACATCCAAGATTTACCAACATCGCTTTTACAAGCAACGAAGAAAATTGTGGAGACACAAGATGTTCTTGAGTCCTGTCCGTCGTGTGGCGCAGTTGTAGGTAGCTGTTTTCATACAGAAGGTCAGGAAGATCTGGTGGCTGAAGATTCTGTATCAGCGATGAATTTACCAGATGAAGATGAGCCGGAAGAGAAACTGTCAGGGAAGAAAGAGGAAATCGTAATCAACCCTGAATACAAAACTTTCACGACACGTCGTCCGTAAAAAGTAAAAGGGAGAAAAACACATGTCACTTTGGACCGATCAACAACCGCCAGTTCTTTATCCTAATGCGGTTGCAACCGAAGCAGGTTGGGCAGATCCAGTAACGGGCGAACTTTATGTTGCCGTCACAGGATTGTCTACCTTCAAAGGCGCAGCCTCAGAATTGGTCAAACTAGGAATTTACAACAACAAGAGTCAATTCACCACAAGTCAAGAACTTGGGCATGACATTACGTATGCCGCTGGTGATTACATTGTTCTGGAAGCTGTGTTCAGCGAAGCTGTAACATGGTCTGGTGGCCCGCCATCAATTTCAGGAACTATCAATACCACACCCGTTACCTTTGCTTACTTTCAAGATACGACAGATCAACTGTCCGCTTCTGCTGGTAAGGTCACGTCAATTACGATTGGCGGCGGCGGTCAGCATTATCAAGTTGGCGACAAGCTAATTTTTGGTGGCAGCGGACAACAAGGAAATCAGACATTTCCAAACGATGCAAATCTTTCAGGCGTCTATGATGACGTTCCTGGTCTCGCAAGCGGCTATGTTTCTGCCGTTGGCGCAAGCAATGCAATCACAGGCATCGTATTGACATCCGGTGGCTCAAGCTATGCTTCTGCCCCGACCGTCACTGTAGACACCGGCCATGTTGTCAGTGTCACAGTTGGTGGCTCTGGTACAGGCTATCTCAATGGTGACAGATTGGTCTTCGGCGGCGGCGGTGGTACAGGCGCAGCCGGATACATCGTAGTCAATGCTGCTGGCAACGTAACCAAGGCTGTTCTTACAAATCGTGGCACAGGTTATACCAGCGCACCGACCGCAGCAACAGCAACCTCACATGGCTCTGGCAACACATTTACACCAGTAGCTTCCTATGGCGCAGCAACCCCGGCATCTTTGACCGCAGTTCTTGGAATTCCGGCCAATGGCAAGGGAACGAATCGTATTTTGTTCCGTTATCAAGTTGCTTCTAACTTGGTGGCAACATCATCGCAGATCACATTCACTAGTCCGATTGGTGGCGGTGCAACGTGGACTTCTGTAGATAGCGGCACTGGTACTAGCGCAGCAGCAAGCGGCGTCGTATCAAGTGGTGTTACAAGCTACACAATGACCAACAACGGTTCCGGCTATGTGGCTGCTCCGTTGGTTTCTATCACTAGCACTACAGGCACGGGAGCAACTGCACTCGCAGTACTCGACAATGCCGTTAACACAGTCACTCCAGTTCTTGCTGGTGTTGGCTACAGATCGGTACCTTCGGTTACTCAATCCGGTGGTGGAAGCACCAATGCAACCATCACTCCGGTTTTGGGTACTGCTGGTATTGTCTGCGACGTGACTATTGGCGGAACAGCAGATACAACGGTAACTCCTGGTTCTGTCACTGTTGACAATACAGGTCATGGCGGCACCGGCTTCGCAGCAAGTGTCACTGGCGCTGGTGGCGATATTACCGGAATCACAATCACAAACGTTGGATCGGGTTATACATCGGCTCCAGGTTTGACGATTGCTGGTCTCACAAATAGAACTCTTACCGCAGTTCTTGGATTCCCGATTGCTTCTTATACGGTCGCAGGAACTAACACTGGTTACACTGCTGCTCCTGGCCTTGTAATTGGTAATCCAGCTACCACTGCTGTCTCTACGACTTTGGGCGCTGGCGTAGTGGTTAGAACAACGGCAACCGCAACGGCAACCATTCACACTTTGCAAACTGTCAAGTCAGTTCAGGTAGAATCTGAAGGTTCTGGCTATTCTGATGCAACAGTAGTCTTCACTCCGGTGAACGGCGGAACACTCGCAGCAGCAACAGCAGTTTTTAGCGGCGCACTTGGCACTTTCGTAGTAACCAATCCAGGAAGCGGCTACACTGTCGCCCCAACTGTAACAGTCGGCGCTGGTGATGGAACTGGCGCATTGGCAACGGCAACGATTGATGATCGTGGTCATGTCATTGCGGTCACAACGAACGGCTACGTATCAGCTATCAATGTAAGTGGTACTTCTAACAACAACTACATTGAAGGCGAAAAACTCAGTTTGACGGGTAATGCAAAGGCACACATTCATGTTGTCAATACCGTCACAACTAATTCGGCCAACGGCTTTGAAACGATTACGGCACAGACCGTCACTGCTGTGATTGATGACCCTGGCACTGGTTACAATAGTGTCCCGGTTGTGAAATATCCTCGCCCAAGTAGAGGCTCTGGATTGACCTTCACTGCTGTTGTTGCCGGTACATCGGCTGGTTCCGGTTACACTGCAACTTTGCCGATAGCTCCTGCAACTCCAATCTACAGTGCTGCTGTGGTTTCATTCACTCCAGCAACAGAGACACCAGTTCTCACATTTGATACTTCGCAATTTGTATCCGGCGTGACAGTTGGAAGTACTGGCACTGGATATGAAACCGGCCAAGCACTCGTATTCACGGGCGCTGCGGTGGGTGGGAATGTAGCAGTCGGAACAATCCGAGCAAACAACGCAGGAAACATCATTGGAGTAGTTCTGACCAATGCCGGTTCTTATACCACCCCTCCAACCATTGCGGTAGCCCCACCACCAACATGGTCTGGTAGCGCTTCTAATTACGCTCTTGGCCAAGTTGTTCTGTATTCTGGCACCAGATACAAAGCAAAGATCGGCGGCGTAACCAACTTCAACGAACAGCCAGATACAGCAACTACGTTCTGGACGGCACTGACAGACAACACATTGACTGCTGTAATGGGCAGCGCAATTGCTGGAAGCTGCACTGTAGACGGTGTGGCTCCGACTGTTTCTTCAGCCGACATCACGCATGATCGTTTTGGTGATGTAATCACGCAGACAACCTTCAATACTGGAGATTTCTTCACGTTGACACTCAACACGTCGAAGCCGGTATTTGTAGTCAATGGCAGCGGCGCTACGGTTCCGTTGGTAATGACAAGCAGTGGCAGCGTCTCCGAAGTAACTATCGGTGGATCGGCAACCACTGGAGTCGTTGCTGGTCCTGTCACAGTCACCAATGCTGGTTATGGTGGAACTGGCTTTGCAGCAAGAGTCACGGTAGACGGCAGCGGCGATATCACCGGAGTCGTTGTCACCAACGTGGGATCTGGATACACATCTGCTCCTACGATGACGATTGCTAGTATCGGATCTCGTACACTTACCGCAGTTCTTGGCGGCACCGCAAGATACTTTAGCGGAAGCGGCACAAATAAGCTGCATTTTGCTTATCAAGTTGCTTCGACCGACGTTTCCGCTCCGACGACATTCAGTGTTACCTCACCGATTGTTCTCGCTGCCGGTACGACCATCAAAGATGCTGCTGGCAACCCGTTGACGCTGACATTCTCTGCGCCAACCACTACAGGCATAACAATCAACTAACACAAGTACAACAAGCACATGCTTTCGGGGCGTCCATGAAGTTTTAGGACGCCCTTCTTTTTTGTCTAAATATGTGAGAATGAAACTATTCAGGCAATTACTACGGGAAGAGGGCGACCAACCGATATCGACTGGAGAGCTTCGGCATGTGGAGAAGTATCTGAATGGTGTATGGGAACACCTGGGAATTGATTTCGAGTTCACCAAGCATTTTTTTGAACGAGTCAATGATCCACGCAACGGCAAACAGATTCAGGCCACCGAGCTTGTCAAGATTTTTACTGATGTCTACAAGAAATACGGTGCCATGATTTCTAAGAAAGTAACTCCCGACACAGAGAAGAAATTTGATTCGGTACTTACGGATCTCTCGACCAAGGTAAATTCTCCTGTTGTAGTTGTGTGGAACAGAGAAAAGCATG